GGTTTTCACCAAATCCAAGCTTTGGTTTTACGTTTGTCCACCATTCTTTTGCCGATCCAACAGAAGGCAGTGCTCTCATGGCTTCTGCCGCTTGAGATAACTTGTCTGCCATTTCATTGGCCGCAGTGACTTTCTTTTCGATTGCCACGTTGTCTCGCAAGATCGCAGATGGAAGCGCACGTTTTTCTTCGTCAACAGTTTTGCCTTGTATCTGTTTTCCTTCTTTTTCTAGACCCACAATTGAATCTAAGGCTTTTGGATCAATTATTCCAAGTGCTTGAAGCGCAGAAAGTTTTCCAAGATTAGGATTTGCCTCAAGAAGCATTGCTTGAGCTTTTGCTCCATCTGCCATTGCCAACAACTGAGAATTTTTTCCCGCAGAATTTCTGACAGCTTGCTCAAAAGTGTTGTATGTCTTTATGGCTTCGTCAGTTTTTCCAGCTTCAAGATAAGTAGTTGCGGTTAGCAACGAAGTTTTTAATGCCTTTTGATACTCTTCAGGTTGCGCCTGAAAGTTTTCCATCACTTGTTTTGACATTCCTGGATTTATCAAAGCAAGCTGATTTGCAATTGGAACAATTTCAGACATTGAAGCAGTTGCCGGCAAAGAGTTTAATTTACCAAAAAGCTCCTGTTGCCGCGCCTGCGCTATGGCTTGCTGCTCCATTCCTCGAGTGCGATCTTGCTGCGCTTGCTCAAATGTGAGCTTTCCTTGCCGCATGTTCTCTTCGGAGGTTGCCGTTAATTGGCCAATTTGCCCAATCTTAGCCCTTTCTGCTTCAAGCTGGAGCGGCTGCATCTGAGCAGCAAACTGTGCCTGCTGCGCCGAGATCTCACTTTGCTGCTGCAACCCTTTAAGCTGCTGGATCCCCAGCAGACTCTGGAGAAAGTTGTTTGCCGGAGGCTGCGGGATATTGATGGTGTAGTCGTACGGTCCAGGCATATTATCCTCCAGAGGTTACCATTCCAAATTGTCCAGTTCCTGGAGTTGCTGCTGTAGAAGCTTCTGCTGCATATGGCATTGCTCCTCCAGATCCTCCAAAACCACCTCCATTCAAAGCGTTATATAACATGTAGTTTTGAAATCCTGCGCCAATTGCGTTTGAAATTCCAGAAGCACCTTGAGCTTGAGCATTAGCCTGCCCCATGATACCAGCAGCTTGAGCTTGGCCTTGGCCAACAAGAAGATTACTCATCGCCGTTGCTGAATTCTGGCCGGCAGCGCCAACGCCTGCCGCTGAGGCTTGCCCGATGTTCAGCAGGTTCTGAGAAGCGTTAGCGCCAAGAGAAGTCAACCCGGCCAACTTTGCGTACTGCTGCTCGATTAGGCTGTTCAGCAAATTCGGTCGATACTGAGCCAAAGCGCCTTGGATGTTTCCTCCTCGAAGTCCTCCAGTTGCAGAAGCGTTTTGAAGCATGGCGTTTTCACCTTGCTGCGCAAGCTCTTTATATAAAGGACCTTGCTCAATGCCTTGAATTGCTTCTTGTTGGTACTGCTGGTTTAACCCTGCATACGTTTTATCGCCCTGAATTTTTTTGAGTTGACCAGAAAGAGTTTCCCCAAGAGCGGAAACTTGTTTTTGAGTATCTGCGTTAAACGCATCAATGATTTTTTGCTGCTCTTGCTTGCTTGGAACGCGATCAACTTTCCCGTTTGGGTAAATGGCTTTTAGAAGAGGACTTTGAACTTGTTCCTGCAAAAACCTCATTCCAGGCGATTGAAGTTCCTTAATACCAAGCAAATCCCCGCTTAACATTCGACCTAAAAACCCACGTTTCTTTTCTGTGGATCCCTTGGCTTGGTCAGCTTTCTCTTGTAAATCCGAGAATCCTTTTTGAATATCAGCAAGCTGTTTTTTTCGTTGATCCTGAAGCAGTTGAGAGTTTCTAAGAGCATCTTGCTGGGCTTTTGCCATTGCTTGCTGCTGTTGATATGCACCCCCCAATCCCGCAAGATTCTGCATCTGCTGGTAGGCTGCATTCCCGCCTTGAATGTACGGAGAGGTAAGCCCCGGAGAACCGGCCTGAATGTAGGGAGCAAGCAGCTTCTGAATGGCAGCAAACTGCTGTTGCTGCATTCCCATTGCAGCAGCATTTCCAGCACCTTGAGCATCTGCCGCTTGTTTGGCAGCTTTTGATGCTTGGTTTGAACTGTAAATTGTAGCCGCCGCTCCAAGCGCCGCCGTTCCTACTCCCGCTATAATAAGTCCCATATTAAAAAATCTGTTTATTGTTAAGAAAAATTTCACCCCATGCTTCAAGCCTGCTGGAAACAAATAAAATGGGAATAATTTCTCGAGGAACTCCTATGGCATGACCTACTGCTGCTGTGTAAATGCTTGGATTTGGAAAAATAAGTTTACCGGCTTGGTGAAGCTTTTGAGTGACGCTTTCGATCTTTGAATATATTTCAGGCCAATTCAGTTTCAGCAGGTCATCAACTTTTCTCCAAGTCTCATCAAAGCATTCTTTTACAAAAGAGTTGCCCCAACCAGGTTGTCTGCCGTCAAAACTTTTCCCGCTCAAAAGATCGTAGGATTCAATCAAAGGTCAGTGCACGCCACCCAGTGCAAGCAAAGCTGAGGCCATCGCTTGAAAGTAATTTCCTGAACCAAAGGCAGAGTTCATTACAGCTACGCTGGAAGGATTATTGCGAAACGAACTCACCGCATGTGCAGCATGAAGCTCATTGAGAAGAGTTAACTCCTCAAGAGTTGCTGGGTTGTCTCGCCAAAAGAAAATCATGCTACTTTTGATGCCGCTTCTATTAAAGCTGGAAGTTGCTGTACGTTAAGAATTTGAAGTCTTTTAATCCGTTGCGCTGGAAATTCTTCAGATGGTCTGCACCATTTCCAAATCTCTTCTATCCGAAGAGGAATTTCAGAAAATTTTACTCTTAGAGCTGGGGACACATTTGGGAAGCACTGCTCAAGAGCATCAAAAATAAAGCAAAGCTTTTCTGGATTTAAACCAGAAACTTTGGACATAGAAACAAGCGAATCTTGCTTTTCGCGCTCAATTACAACCCACTTGGAATTGGGATACTTTTCCTTGATGGCATTGTAAAATAAAACAGTCGTTGACTCAGCGTTACCAATTTGCTCCCCAGACTCAAGCTTCTGCATGAAGCTTTCAAAAGATTCACCATCCCTTTCATGGGCACAATCCAGCGCAACAGAAAGCCATGCTGTCATGCTTCTAGGATACCCAGTGATAAAGAATGGCTCGGGCATTACGTCACTTCCCTCCCGGATGCGGTGATGGTGAGCGAGGTCGCCGTCCCTGCCAGCGTCGAGATAAAGCCACCGTCCTCGAGGACTTGGCCTACCAGTTCAGGACACAGATAGGTCTCACCGGGCACAATCGAGCGAGTCTTTACGATCAAGTTTGCTGTGACTGCTGTGCCACCAGAAACCACCAGATTCACACTGAACGTCACGTTGGCCGTGTTGGTATTCGTGACCGTGAACTTGTCGATGATGGTCTTGCAGTTCGCAGCCGTGTACTGCGTGGTCTGCGCATTTTCGGCCTGCTTGGGCGGGATGATGTTTTTGACGGTGACTGCCATATTAAGAAATGTTGTCGGTAACAGTAAGGATCAGCGAAGGGATCGCGGGAACCGGTGAGCTTGCTGCCGAGGCAAAAATCTGGCAATGCGTGTCATCCGTACTCCACATCAACTCGAAGTAATCCCCGGAATTGACGGCAAGAACGAAGTTCCACGCGGCAACCGTTTCAGCGTTGTTGCCTTGGATTCGGATCTTAGTAGCAGAGGCCGGAATGTCAACTCCGTTTACCCGGCACCAGATATAAACCGCACCAACCCCCCCTGTGTTTTTTTCAAGCTGCGCTGAAAACTGGAAGTTGTAGTACCCCTCAGTATCGATGTACACGCGGCTGGTAGGTGAGCCCACATAAACTCCGAACGAAATGTCAGTCGCATTCAGCGTCATGCCGTAGGCCGTGTTAATCACTGCCGCCGTCTGAGTGACTGTGCTGTGAAAGACCCCATACCGTTTGCGTCGAACCTCATTAATGACCGGTGGAGTTATGTCAAGCTGAGCAGCAACAGGTACGACCGGGGGAGTGATGTCTACGGACTGCGCCACACTCGAGTCCGGCGGAGCCAACGCCAGCAGCTCCACCGCATCTGCAAGTCTAGATATAGCCGCCAGTGCTTGCTGTGCCCTAGAATCGGCTCCTGCTGCGTTTATCGAGACTTCCTCGATTGCCGTCGCATTTGCGTTGATAGACGACGGAACAACATCAAAAAGCTGTTCAAAAGCTCGAATCGCACGCTGAGACGGCAGGAACTCTGCCAACTCAGTCCGAAGTAATCTACGCGGGTCGTTCATACCGCTAATGGTTCAACTCGCACCTCAAGCCGCGCTACCGAAAGCTGCGCGTCACTAGTCCCACGAAAACGCTGCGCTCTCCATTGGCGCATGCGCCCCTGCTGAAGCCAAGATAGCCTCTTCCCTCTTTGGCCGGTAGCACCGGCTTTGCAGACACGCTCCTGGCTCCAAGTAACACCGTCCTCGGTGTAGGAAGTCCAGATGCTTGGATCCGAACCAAAGATCGCGTTGCCGGTAAGCGCAACCAACTCTAACTCGTGGAAGATAAGCCCACGGCTTTCGTTGTAGATGATTATTGTGGAGAACTGCCAACCATTAAGCTGCCGCCAGTGTGAAGACAAGGCATCACTCAGGTAGCCAAAATTGGAGCTGCTTGTGTCTCCAACGATCCACTTGTTGTAAACCCACACCAAATTCCTCGCCCGATACTGAACGTCACCAACAATACTGCTGGTAAGCTTAAACCAAACCGGCTGACCTACCCTTGCGGTCGTGGACCCATCAAACACCATCGTCTTGTCTGGAAGGTGGATGTAAAGATGTTGTAAATCCTTATCTACGCGAGACTCGACAAGAATCTTGGAAAGCTGTTCCTCGGTGTATTCTTGCAAGATTAAATCAATCTCTCGTGAAGAGATCTTATTGGCGTTACTGCCAGAGATAAGCCATACAGCCGGAGCCTCATTGCGACCACTGCCAACAAATGCGATGGACTCCATGAACAAACAGCAGGCGTTTGTGCCAACCGTTCCACGCTGAACCTGTGCTCCTTCAACACGCTGGAATGGGAACAGACTTCCGCCCACGTTATTGAAAACCTCAATCGTGTGCCGGTTAAGCGCATAGACCTCGTTGCGAACCTTGAGTAAAGCCACTACCGGGTCAGGATCTGCTTCAGAAGAACCGTACTTGAGAGGGTTTACGCTGAACGGATCATTCAACTCGGTGACCACAAGATACGTACCGTCGGTGGTCATAAAGTACCCATCGACCCACACGAAATCTATAACCGTGCCAAGATCTGAATCTGTGATCTGCTGAAGCCCAGTGCTGGGCTTATAGAGAAACAGTTTGCCGCTCGAGGCCACCGCAAGATAGTCAAACGAATAATCAAATGTGACCTGCCCGGTGCCACCAACTATTCCAAGCTCGGTCACAACATTGGTGCTCGAAATTGATACCAACTTAGTACCCATGACACGGTAAAGAAGTCCGTTCCACTCGATCCCGCCACGGTCAACACCAGGGCCGGCCCCAATAGAAACAATCCCATCCGCAGGGCGGAAGTACCCTTCAGAAATACCTTCCTTGAGAGCCACAGGCACCATGTTCCTCGGGTACTCCACGCGGAAGTCTCCGATTCCATTAGTGTAGATGCCGTTGAGGATGGGGACTTGCATTACTTACAGTTCCAACGCTTCAGGCTAGCGGCCTTACGAGTGGGTTTACCGGCTTCATCTTTCATGGGACCAGGCATCCCGCTCATGCGAGCGCAGAAAGACTTCTTTCGACCTTCGTCTGCCTTGGTCTTTGGATGCGGCGCTGGCGCCTTAAGATGACTGCCGGTGGCCGCGTTGTACTTGGCGCGACCCTTTGCGGTGAGCCCGGCGCCCTGAGACGCTGGGAGTTTCTCGCCCTTCTTGACCGACAGGTTGACCTGTTTCTTATGCATCTTCAGGAGGAGGAATAAAGCTGCCATCAGGTTGCTCGATCCAGCCAATATTGCAAGGCACGTCCGTTACGTTTACCAGACTGGTGCCATCAGGAGGCGTAAATGGGGTAACGCCATCCCAGCGGATGAGGTTTAACACGATTTTTGTGAGGTCGTCTACAATAGCGTATCGCATGATTAGAAGTAGGTTGTGACAATAACAATGCCGTCTGCTCCATTCCCGCCAGCGCCAGAGTTTCCAACGCTATTAATCGCGCCCCCACCGCCACCACCGCCGCCGCCGTAAAGCCCTGCCACAGCACCTGAACTGCCATTTCCACTAGCTGACGCATTTCCTCCCCCTCCTCCTTGTCCTAGCGTCGTGAACAACCCATGGGCAACAGGCGAGGATGGAGAAGCTCCGCCTCCTGCTGCTCCTTGGTTTGTGGAGTTTATAAACCCACCATTGGATGCGTTAAGATTTAGGTTTGAACCATTAATTCCGCCACCGCCACCGCCTCCTGATACAAATGTAGCACCCGCAGCATTAGATGCATTCGATGACCCAGCGCCGGTTCCGCCGGTTCCGCCGGTGAATTGCCCTGCGCCTCCCGCACCAGCGGTGCCAGTGGTTGTTGATCCTGCCACACCTCCACTTCCACCTCTGGCCCGAAAAATCCCAAACAAAGTATCTCCACCATCCCCTCCTGCATTTCCATTATTGTCGCTCTGCGTTTGTGATATACCTCCCGTTCCGCCAATCCCAACTGTTACGCTAACAGTTGCACCTAAAGTAGATGCGTCAACAGTCACAACTGTTACCCCTCCACCTCCGCCCCCGCCTCCTCCTGAACGAACTGAATTTATCGCGCCTTTTCTCCCAGATCCGCCACCGCCGCCCCCTGCTGCCAACTGCATTGTTACAGTTTTAGCCCCAGCAGGCTTTGTCCATGTGCCGCTCGAAGTAAAGATCTGCACGTCTGTAGGCGTAGCAGTAAGGGTAATGGTTCCAGGCCCATTTGTGATGGTCATGTTTGTGCCAGCAGTCAGCGTGGCCTTGGTCAGTGTGTTGCCAGTTGTATTCCCAATCAGAATCTGCCCATTTGTGTAAGTCGTCTGCCCAGTCCCGCCAGAACCAACAGCAAGCGTAGCACTCAGGCCCGCAGCAGTGCCTGTCGTGTTCTGATTCAAAGCAGGAACATCTCCTGCTTGAATGGCAGACATCACAACGTCAGATCCATTCCCTCTCAGGTATTGACCTGAAGTTGTAGCGCCAGCGAGGTTGTCCATTGCCGCCTGCCTGCTTGCAGACTGGAGGAAAGAGTCGATATCTGAT